CCACCCGTAGGGATGATCACCTGCCCACAGTCGTTTGCCTGCATGGCATCGAAAGCGCGTTGCTGGTGGGGACGGAGTTGCATTGAATGGCGTTCCTTTGACTTTTATAGTATGGCATAAAAAAAGACCCCCGTCAAGGGGTCTAGACCAGTTCAGCGACTGTCACGCGGGAAGAACATCCCAGTTTACATTTTCTGGCACAAGATTGTCGATTACATATTCAACATTGTGCATTCCATAAACTACAACTTCTTGAGTTGCATAAAATCCTGGTTTTTTCTCCTTCTTCCAGAGAATACGCCAACGATCATAGTCTCTTTTCATTGAATTTCAGAGAGAACATCATAAATTGCTTCATCTTCAGTGCCGAGGATAGAAGAAATCCAGTCATCTTCCTGAACTTGAACCATATCGGTCTCGTCCCAGGAGACGTTAAAAGTGTCATCAGTCATCATTGTTTTGTTCATCAAGGTACTGTCCGAAACCATTGTTTTGTGAAATAGTAGCAGAATGAATCCATTCTTGCAGTTTGCGACGTTTCTTTTTCAAATAGTGAAGTTCACTTTCGCTGTATGATACTTCACCACGCTCACCTTTGCGGATTGCTTTGTTCAATAGGCGAATGTCTTTTCTCAACATAATTAGTATTGCATAGATTGTTTAGGTTGGCAAGGCATAGTGGACACCTTGTGAAGTGTCACTGGCGATATAACTCACTTAAATGTAATATCTCAACAATTTCTTTCACCCGTTCCATCTTACTTAGATAAGCATCTTCAGGAATCACACCATCAGCATAATGCCGTTTCTGTATGTCCGAGACATACAAAATTAACGCATCTTTTAAGACCATCTTCTCATCCCTGTCAAGGATTGGTGAGTGTAGAAATTGCATCAGTCGTCTCTTCTTAGAGTTTTTAGATAGTCAAGAACATAGGAACGGACATACATCAGTTCGGTGTAACATTTTTGGTTGTGAGCACACTCACGCAGTTTACTGTCTGGTTTTAGTACAGATTCAATGAACAAATCGAGTCCTCGATTGAACTTAATGTCCTGTGATTCGTTTTCAAAGTCCATTGGATTAGTATTGTGAGGTGTAATCTAGATCGTAATCCACTTCAGAACAATCATCAAATTCAGGTTCTTCAACTTCAATACCATCCAGTGTCATTATCTCTTTCGGAATCAAACTTTCTTCCTTTTTTGTTGCCTTTGGAGAAATTGTCATAGTTGGTTTCATCTGCCCAAGTTGAACGGTTTGTACCACCTTTTGCACGTTTGTCACGAATAGATTTACCAGGAGAGTAGTAACCCCGTTCGGCACCGCCACGTCGAAAAGTCTTACCCATTGTAATGAATGTGATCAAAAATAACTACACTATATGTATTCAGTCTACATCCCTGTAAATAGACTGAATTTCATCAACTTCGGGGATAGGGTACACTTGTGTGCGTAGTTCTTCAAAACAATAACCAACACCCTTCAGAAAGTCTTCTGTCTTGTCTACAACATCTTCTAGGATAGTTGCTTCAAATTCTTTAGTTGTTACCGTTGAATCTTCATCAGTGCAGATGAGAGTGAATTGAGGCATGATCCTGTCATTTGTTTACCTATGCAATATAGCATGAAAAAAGAGGGGTTGCAACCCCCCTCTGTGACACTTATTTCAACTGGCACACTATTCAGCAGGTTTGGGATCTGCGTCCTTAATTGCTTCAATCGCTGCAATCCATGTGCCACTGTTTAACTTACCTTCTTTAATATCATGGTATAGCATATCCAACTGTTTTTCTATACCAGGATACTTAGGTGCTCTATCACGCTGATATTGTTTTCCATTCCAAACTGCTAATTGTTTATCATATTCATTAGTAATTTCTTCATCAGTAGGACGAGGAAGTGTATTAATATCACTCCACTCAAACTTTGTCAAATCATTTTCATAGATGATCCACTCACAACCTGGTCTGAGTGCGTTAATGGCAGTCCCGAATGATGGTGCCTTTTCGTTTTTTTGTGCTAATGCTGTCATTTTTCTTTCTATTAATTAAGGTGCAAGTTCCCATGCAATCATGACAATCATGCCACGAGCATTTTGGTTATTAGCGGCATCCCAACCGCCAAAATCAATTGTGCCGCCTGCCCAACCACCAAGATATTGTTGATAACGGATGAGGGTATTTACTGGTTGATTTGGTGAATCTATGAAGGTTGAGAAGTAGTCTCCTTCAAAAGCACCGTTACCATTTTGCCAGTGAATTCCTGCAAAAGTATCAATAGTGCTATTTGTACGATACGCTTCAACCAGTGAGGTAAAACTACCACTTCCACCAACTCTTCTTCTCAAGTCAACATATTGGTGCTGAGTGTTAGGACCATACATTTTAGTCTTCCACTGTATTAGAAATTTGGAGTTTTCTACTGTTGATGTAATATCAATCCACCAATCACCAATTGCAGTTAAGTTACTTAGATTATTACCATATGCAGAGTTACCAAACTCACCATAAGAGTTGCTAACTCTCTGCACAACTTGCAAAACTTGTCCCGTTGACAGAGGATCACCATTCAAATCTTGAAGAGCACCAGTTTTAATAGTGTTACCCTGAACAACACCTGTAGTGGTAACATTACCTGCAACACTAACACTGCCATCAGCGTTTGGTGTAAGAGCTGATGTATTTGCAGAAGCATGTTTTAGACCACCTGCACTGAGCGTGCCTGTAACACTTGCATCACCAGACACGTTAGCAGTCGTTGTAGTGACTGTATTTACATTAATTTCAGACATTAAGACAACTACTTATCATCGTTTTTATTTATAATAAATCATCCTATTTACCATTGCATCAAATTCACCAGAGAGCATGTAATCAAATGCAAGAGAATATCTAGATGTTTTAGACATATTTTTTGCTACAGAATGTTTTAGCACAGAAGGAAATAATACAATCATATCATTTCTACATTCTATTGTTGCTCTGTGAGTATTCCTTTGATTAAACTGACTATATTTTAAGACTGTAAAGAACTTACCAAAAGGTCCACCATTTTCTGCATCAAATTGTATAGCGCCTTGCTTAGTCGCATCAACTTGGAGATAATATACTCCACTAATTAGTGAGTTTGAATGATGGTGAAGTGGAGTGCTATCTCCTGTATCATTTTTATTAACCCATGCACCATGACAAAATAATCCATACTCTCTACTGAGAAACATATTATCATAGGCATACTCATGAACATGCCTACAAATCTTTTGTTCGATAGATTTGTATTCATCATTCATATGTAAGTTAGTTGCACTAACCCAGGCATCATCATCTCTATTTCTATTCATCGGAATAGACATAAGATAATTCTTCTCACTATCACTCAATTCAAATGAATTGGCGTAGATCGATGTAGAAAATAAATCAATAATCACTGTTTAAAGTTTTATACCAAGTTGCAATAGTGTAACGGTGACCAGATATAACTGGTTCAACGCCATGTTGAACATATCTACCTTGAAACATAATCATAGCACCTTTCTTTGGTTTGATACTTTCACCATCAACATATGTACAACCTCCCTCAAAATCATCATTGAGATATAAAATAGAGGTCCAAGTATGCCACCAAAAATCTTGATGAATTGGTTGATGAATTGGTGCTTCCCAATCTACAAGATGACTATAGTTAATAAATGCTCGGGGATCGTGCGTTTTGATTACTCTTGTATGTTCGGATAACACAAACTTCAAATAATCAGAAGATGATAATGGTTCATCAACATAAGTTTTATCTGCTAAAGTTACAAGATTAGCAATCTTTCTATTAGAAAATGTTTTACCACCTATGGGATGGTAAACTTTGTGATAATTTATTAACCAATCACAAAAATCATGAGATAAAAAGTTCTCATAATAATGCACTTCATTATTCGACATTGTTCACTACAATATTAAAGGAGAGAGTTTTTCTAACTATATCGGAATTATGAGGAGAAACACCGTGCATCATGTGAGATGGGAATAGAATAATATCACCCGCTCTCACTTCAGGATAGTATATGTTTGACAATCCCATCTTAGTTATCATTTTAATCCAAGGTTTAGTAAATGCTGTGTGATTAGCATCCCAAAAATAAAACTTACCAAAGTCAGGACCATCATTCAAAAAGACAACAGCAGCAATATCACAATCATCATGATAATGGATCTCCTGAAATCCTCCTCGTTCATACATATTCACCCACGGATGAGATATATTTGCTCCGAACGTAATTTTTAATTCTTGTGATAACAATTTGACAGGTTCAACTAAAACATCTAACCAATCATCAATGTTATAACTTTCTCTTTTTACTTTACATAACTCACCCCAAGTAAAATCTTCGTCACCATGTGATTTTGCACTGAGGAGTGTTCCCCTAAAAGCATCATAATTAGGTAGACGATACTGAAAATAAAAATTATTTGAGAATAGGTTTTTCATAATAAAAGTCAATGTTAAGAGTTTGTCTCATATCACTTGATTGGGGATATGTACCATGATACATCCATGCAGGAAAAATTACAACATCTCCCGTAGTTGGTGTAAATGATCTGGGTCTATGGGTATCACCCATAAAGTAGAAAAAGTTACCACTTTCTCTAACTGTTTCTTCACCGACATTCAAATAAGTTACGGTGCAAATATCATTTGAGTGATTTCCATGATTATGAATGCTGTGCCAACCACCTTTCTTTCCGTAAATTGTCCAAGCATTTGAAATATGAAGATTGGAGTTTCCACAGCAGTCTGTAACAATTTCCTTTAAAGTTTTTTCTGCTTTTGGATATGAACCAATTAAATCAAAATTTAGGTGATACTGATCACCATTTTTTGTAGAGATATCATAAACAGAGGGATCGATTAGTGTGCCACGAGTAGCAATAACATAATCAATCTCCTCTTTTAGTTCTTTTACTTTTTCAACTTCAAGTTTATAATGATAAAAATTAGAAATCATACTTATTGTGGTGCAACACCTCCTTTACCTGCTTCTCCTCCATATGATCCTCCATCACTAGAAGCATTAGGATCATAAGCATCAATTCCAGCAACAACACCTTCAGGTGTTTGTGCAGGATCATCTTCTGCCAATTGATCAGGGAGAAGAATATAATCAATACTTTCTTCAAAGTCTCTGATCTTATTGATTACCTGTGTAATTTCATCAAGTGTAGGCATTGGTCTGGGATCTTCCCAAACAAATTTACCATGATTTAAGTTCCATTTAGCACCAGGTCGTAATAATGCAACGGCAGAATCAAAAGCGACCCATTCATATCTATGTTTCATTGTTCCTCTCTAATCCAATTTTGAAGGGTTTCATCCCAATCGAAAGTAATATTACCACTAGATTCGGGACGTTCAATAGGGGGTTCCCATTGTAATTTATCAGTATTTAGAGACCAAGAAGGATATGGACGGGCAGGAATCCATTTTCCTAATTCTTCATTCCAAGTATCACCTATCTTTGCAAACTTACCTCCCCAATTTGAAGTGTAAGAGGTCTTTTTCCACCTAGTATCTTCACCATGAATTTTTTGTAGTCTCCTCTCTGCTTTATTAAGATCAAGTTCACCAACGTCATCTAATTCGTAGATGTCTTGCAAGACACTAACTCTGACGACCACGTTATCTTCATTTATTTGTGCGTAGTGTGCCATCTTGATAAAATTGTTTTACAGCATATGAAGGTATTTAGTTAATTTCCACAAGAAGTATCGTATGCATAATGTACATTATACCCGTCTCTCCTCACATAATGAAAGAAAATTTGATGATAATATGTATTTTTATTTCCAATCAATGGTTCTCTCCAGTGCTCTAACTCACATCCCTTATAAAGAACAGCATCACCAGGTTTCCCCGTTGCAACAGAAACAGTTTCATCTCCTTGCATAAAGTATATCGGCCAATCATAATCTGCATTGGTACTGATATGCATAGATACGCTAATCTCGCACGATTCTCTATCCTTATGAGGTTTCAAATCCTGACCCTTAAAATAGAACCTATCATAATAGTAAGTGGGATATAATTTTTCACCAATTACTTTTTCAACTACACTCTTAATTTGATAATGACATGTTCGGAACTTAGGATAGTTATACCTAGCAAAAGATCCCTGGACTTGAGGATCAAATTGATACCAATCTTTAATAGCACCATTTTTATCGTAACCAAATTTTCCCCTATCTTTAGAAGGTTCTTCATAAAGAGACTTCGCATCTGGAATTAAATTTCTAAGTCTGATTAGGGACCAATTACCTTTTTCTACTTGCATCATTTCCACCTCGGACCTACTACCCAACCGACCAGAGATCTTCTAACACCAGAATGCACTTTTCTAACTCGATGTCTTGTTCTGCTGTCAAACATAATAACTGTTCCTCTTTTTTTAGGAACAATATATGGTGTTCCATCTTCACTCATCATTTGCACCTCACCTCCTTCATACTCATGAGGATCTGACAATTGAACAACTACAGATAGTTTACGACAAATTCCTGCATTCATTGCCTCAACACCAGAATCTTGATGCCAGTTGTAATAGTCTCCAGAATTATAGACGGTATATTGCATCGTATTGCCATCAAATCCTTGAATATCATACTGCCAATTTTCTCTATTTGCTTTTAATACATATGACATACAAAGACCTGAGACCCAACTTTCTTCTCGGATCCAAGTATTCTTACTGTCTCTGATGTTGAAGTTTACACCATTACTTACTTCAGAGATACGTGCCTCATCGGAAAAAATTATAGTTTCTTTTGCAATCAAGTCAATTAATTCTTCAGGAATGCACGTATCAATCCATGATGTTTGATATACCATAAATCTAATTAGATGTTATAATTATGTAGTTTGTCATAATGCTGAATAATATGAGAAATTTAGGGATTAGTAGAGTTCACAACTCCTCAACTACTCTACTGCAAAATGGTGAAATTGTCTACCACTTAGAGAATGAAAGACTGTCCAGTAGAAAGTATGACGCATTTCCATTTCAATGTTTGACGCAATTAGATACAAAAAATCTTGATAATATCTGTATCGCTGGTGTTGGCAAATTGACACCCGCAGATTGTTTCATTTCTGATGATGCGTATAGTCTATATGTAAAGACTAAGGAAAACAAATACGACACTACTGTACATGATCTTTCTTTATCTCATCATGGATTACATGCAGCACATGCATTTTACAATTCTGGATTTAATGAAGCAATCTGTATCGTGAAAGATGGTATGGGTTCTGATGTTCCATTGAATGGAGATATGTTTCAACCAGGAACATTTGGTAGAGAATTAACTACAACATTTACAGCATCATATCCAGCAAAGTTTGATGTTATAGACAAACACGTTGCTGTACCTTTTGAAGCAAGTCATAGATTTGGTAATGTATTCATCTCTAACAATCTAGGTGAAGGTATGGCATTTCAAAAGACATCGATGGCATTTGGTTTTCATGAACTGGATGCAGGTAAGGTGATGGGAGTTGCATCTTATGGTGAAGAACTGCCCATTTCAATCTATCAGAATGGATTGATCGATAATGAATTGTTTTATATTGGCAATGATTTACATGGTACAGGTGTAAATTATATCTTTGAAGATTTTCAAACTAAAGCAGACTTTGCCTTTACCTTACAGAAACAAACTCAAGAATATGTTGGACAATACATTCTTGACATGATTGAGAAGACTGGATGTAAGAATGTCTGCCTATCTGGTGGGTTCTTTCTTAACTGTGTTGCAAACTATTATTATCTCAGTATCCTTCCAAAAGATGTGAATTTGTATATCGAACCTGTGTCAAGTGATGCAGGCACATCTATTGGTGCTGCCAAATATGTTTGGCATAAGCAGACAAATGACACGACAAAGAGACCTCTTCAAAGTCTATATCTAGGACCAGAGAGGACTATGTGTCCACAGGGTAAGTATGTGACTGATGATGATGTTGCAGACCTGTTAATTGATGGAAAGGTTGTTGCAATCTATCAAGGAAGATCAGAAGCAGGACCAAGAGCACTTGGCAACAGATCTATTCTATTTGACCCTCGTAATCCTGCAGCTAAAGATATCATCAATCGCATCAAAAAACGTGAAGAATTCAGACCTTTTGCAGGCACTGTAATGGCAGAATATGCAGATGAATACTTCGATATGCGAGGACTGAAAGAAAGTCCCTTTATGATGTATGCAGTGAATGTATTGTCAGATAAAATTCCTGGTATTACACATGTAGATAACACATGCAGAATTCAAACAGTAACTAAAGAACAAAATACTCACTATTACAATCTAATCAAATGTTTTCATAAAAAAACAGGAGTTCCTATTCTGTTCAATACATCTTTCAACCTTGCGGGTGAATGTATTGTAGAAACTCCTGAAGATGCTATCCGAGTTGTGAATAACTCAGACATCGATTATGTTTATTTTGCTGAGTTTAAGCGGTTGGTGTTGTATAACGGACAATAACAATACCAGAACCGCCGTTGCCAGCACGACCTGAGGGCCAGGAAGATCCTGCGCCACCTCCTCCACCGCCACCAGTATTGGCGTCACCTGCTTCACCTTGCCCAGTGCTAGTTCTTTGGGGTGAAGATCCGCCGTGTCCACCACCTCCAGAACCACCGTTACCGCCTCTAGAAGGAGATGGGAAACCTCCACCACCACCGCCACCTCCAGCGTAGGTTACAGAAGATCCAGAGTAGGTGCTAGCACGTCCATTGCCACCAGGTGCTTGACGACTGTTACCACCAGAAGCACCAGCACCAGCAGCACCACCACCGCCAGAACCCGTATAACTTGCCTGATTGGGGTTAGGACCACCAGGGTTGCCAAATCCGCTAGATCCAGACAGTCCAGGTGCGCCAGGTTGTGTAGCACCGCCACCACTACCAGGTGACCCACCACCACCGCCTGCACCGCCCCCAGATCCTCCAGGACCACCAGGACGGTTACCAGGACCACAGGCACCATATCCGCCGCCGTATGCTACTAGACCATTAAATTCTGATGTTGCTCCAGGTCCGCCAGGTTGTGCATTTCCTGGGGAATTTGCACCACCACCACCGCCACCAACGACAACAGGGTAATTTCCAGGACTAGTGAGAGACATGTTAGAAACTTGCACCCAACCGCCTGCACCACCTCCAGATCCTCCATCAGTTCCGCCAGAATCAGGTCCAGCATTTCTACTACCACCACCAGCACCGCCACCGACTAAGAGAACATCTACATTTAGAGTACTGTCTCCGTCTTCAATATCAAAGGTATCGTCACTAGTAAATGTATGAATAGTGTATCCACCAGCAGTGCTAGGAGTTCCACCAGTTGATGTCACAGGCGAAGCACCACCAGCATTAATCCACTCAGTTCCAATCCAGATCTGAATTACCTCGTCATCAGTATTATAAACTACCGTACCCAAAGCAGGACTTGTTGGTAAATTCGCAGTAGTGTAATTAGGAAGACGCAATGATGAAGTGACAGTAACATCATCTGCTGTAATATCACCAGTAGAAGTGATGTCACCATCAAATGTCATATCTCCAGCAGCACTGAAACTAACTTCAGGACCATTAATACCTGCTTGAAGACCTTTTACTTTGTCAACTTTAATTTCAGACATTTGATACGATATTATCCTTTGTTGTTATTTATAGTTTTACCAACGAAGAAGAACGATAGATCTTCTATTCTCGTTATTATTAAATCTGCTATCTGTAGAACCTGTAAATATCCATTGATTACCTTGGTTGATGTCACCAAAAAATCCCATATGTCTAGAGATTTCAATAACACCAAAATTTGGTGCCGTTACATGTCCACGGTCCCAGTAACCCATATTAGCATTATATCCAGTACCACCAGCAACATTATCTGTAGCAGGTTGAAAGTTATTTGTTCCACTATAATTAGAAATTTCTGGATTGGTATTTGCTACAGCAAAAGACACCTGATAATTAGTACCACCACCAGTTGCGGCAGGACTACTAAGGATGCCATTACTCCATTGTAGAGAATTATAATGTGCTCTCCAAAAATCCATCTCTCTTTGACGATTTAATTTCTTCTGAAAATAAATTCCCGAAGTACCAGAGTAATCATCATTTTTAAAATGAATTCTAACAACAAATCTACTATCTTGCCAAATGGCATTCATATCATCTCTAGAAAGTCGTGAATAATCTGCATATCCATCAAGTGTAGGTACTGCTAAATTAGAAACACTTCTTTCTGCTGCATCATAAATGTTTGTATTATTTTTACTGTGACCACCCCATTTACTAACGATGACCCAGTTTCCACCATCATTACTAAAATCCGTCCATAAACGTTTTACATTATTTGTACCAGGAATTTTATAATAATATGCACCACTTGTAGTACTTGGATATTTTTCTTTTAGAGCAGTTGCACTAAATGCTGCATTTGCCACACTTGTGCCGTCACCAGTTACACTATTAGCTCCAATTCCAGCACCACCGATAAAATCAATCCAACTTGTACCATCATAAACTTCTGCTGCATTACTCTCACTATTATGTCGCATCATACCTATTTGAGGTATTCCAGGACGTTGTGCTTCAGTACCACTAGGTATTACTAATTTTTTTGATGGATTATTTTCATAAGTTCCAGCAACATTGATATCTGTAGTCGCATCCATCTCAATAGTATAATTATGCTCTGAAGATGCTTCTATTTGATTTACTCTAACTGTGCTCATTTGTATTACCTTACAAAAATCCAACCGTTCTTTGCATAACGAACAGTACTACTCCAACGGAATCCGCCAGCAGCACAGTTTCTATCACCACTAGCATTTTGACCATTTGTATAACATCCAAACCCAACTGCAGAGTCGTTAGAGTTACACTCGTCCTCGTTGTTCATAGTGAGACCAAATCTCATACCTACACTACTAACATCTGTTCTATAGAAACCTTCAGCATTACAATAGGGTTGATTATCCCAATACGTATAGTCTTCTTCCATCCAATCTAACCATTGCCAACGACTAAGTGATGTATCAAATCTACTGTTAAATGCAGATCTTGATGTAACTCCCGCACGAGCAACTCTGATTAAGTTTGTAGGACTAGTCATTCCCATAGCAAATCCATCAAGAGAAGTATACTGATAGTATCCTCTATTTAATGCATCTCCAGAATTTACATTCTGACATTGAGTTTCATTAGTAGGTGTTTGCTGGTTCCAACGTGTCCCACTATATGACCATGGATTTGAAGTATCTGCTGGACTATTTGAAATTTTACCAACTAACAAGTAACCTCCACTTTTCATATCAGCATACGCTTGATATGAACCTTGACCATGATCAAAATAGTAAATACCATCTACTGCTTCAGGATTTCCAGCAAGAATAGCAAGAGGACCAGTTGCAGGAGATGCTTGTGTTCCTACCTCAGTATTTGCTTCACTCCATGCAGAACCATCATAATACTCAGGTAAGTTAGTTGTTGTATTGAAACGCAAATAACCTACAACAGGAGAACCAGGGCGATCTGCTGTTGTACCAGTTGGTAACTGAAAATAATCGTTTCCTGCATGAATTACGTCACCATTAGTTTTTAAGATGTGACCTGCTGGAACTGTAATTTTATCGAGAGTTTGAGGAATACCCCCAAGTTCTGCAACAATTAACTTACTCATTAGTAAAGAGGTTTACCCGTCTCTTTATTTATAGACCATACTGAGACTTGGATGCGTTGTAATTATTATTGATCTCAACGAAAGAAAGTGCTCTAGTGTAAATTCTATAATAACCAATATCAAGTTCACGGGTCGCATCATTATCTCCATGAAATGCTGTGGCACCTCTAGTTCCAAGATAATTTGTAGCATTTGCAAAATTAGCAAAAGTAGCACTAGAACTTCTAGCAGTATTAGTTATTAACTGACCATTATAATAACATAACGGTTGAGTTCCAGATCGCCAAACAAATGAATATAAACCGTATGCTGTTGTGCTAGGTACGTTGAAATCTTTTGCACCAACAGCACTGTTTGTATGTATCCAATTATCAGTAGTAGGACTAGAAGAAAGACCTCCCTTTGAGTTGAAGAAAGCACCAAATGCACCAGAATTACTATTCCAGTCTGAGGTATGCTCAAAAACCATAGCATTTGCCGCTAATGAATTCACCTTTGCCGCTACTTCAACAGTAATCTGATTGGTGCCAGTAAGATCTAAATTTCTAGAGGCATACTGAGATCCAGCAGAAGTAAACGCAATAGAACTGTCAGTAAGATCTCTTGTAGGACTATTGAATAATGTGTAATCATTATTATTTCCTGATAAATCACTCCAAGTATTGCTACCAGGTGTATATGATGCTGAATTATTTGCATCCAAATATACTAGCAATCCAGTCGGATTAATGTTCAAACCAGTACTAATAATTGCACTAACCCATTGCCCATTACCATACATCTCCATCACACCTGTGGTCTGATTAAATCTAACAGTCCCATTTTCAGGGTTAACAGGTCTGCTATTATTATCTCCATATGGCATAGGGAAATAACTAGTGCCAGTTACATTTAATCTACCACCCTTAAATTTTACAGTGCTATTTTCTGGAACTGTTACTCTATTTGAATTAGTAACTAATCCTTGTATCTGAGCAACTTTTAACTTCATCAGATAATACTCCAGGTCCCATTTGTTTCAACTGTTACAGTCCATCCATTGGCAATTGTAATGGGACCAGCACTCATACCATTAGAAAATTCATTACCTGCTGTAGGTCCAACAGTAATATTCTCAGAGATAGTTGTAGGATTAGTCCTAATGATACTATCTGTACCAAGAGAAGGACCACCACCAGAAATAGCAGCCCAACCAGCATTACCAGTGCCATCATCTGCTTTATAAATTTCTGCAGAATCTGTATCTGTATTGAAACGAATTGTACCCGCAGAAACACCTGCGGGTCTTTGTGCTTCAGTTCCAGCGGGAATTCTTAATACAGAATCAGTATTAAGAAAACTCAATGTAGTTACAATTGCTTCTGTTGAAGTGGCAATCTGATTGCCGCTAATCTTTGAAATTGCCATATCGGTACAATATCCTCCCTAGTATTTAGATAGGTAGTTCTAAAATGTGAACTGTGTCTGTAGTTTGTGGTGCATCTCCAGAACTAAAGACAACGTTAGCACCATTAGAATCAACTGTATAGTTTGTACCAGCAATCTGTGCAACACCATTCAGAAATACTAGGACAGAATCATCGGTATGCTGAATACCACCCGTGTACGTAGTAATAGCGAATGTTAGAGTTGATCCGTCACCAGTATAAGACTTGGTAACATACTTGTCAGAACCAACGCCACCTCGTCCAGTAACAACTAAGTCACCATCAACTCTAGTGCTGCCACCAACATTCAATACATAAGGTGATAATGGGGCAACACCAAGACCAAAACGTGTGGTGCCATTGTCATTAACAATATTAAGATCACCAACATCAGTCAATCCAAACTCATACCAAGTTCCTTCGTAGTAAATCCAACCAAGAGATTTACCAGGGTTCCAGTTAATGTTGTAAACTAAATCTCCATCAGCAGGAGTATCGTATCCTGAGATATTAGTAAAATTAGGTTGACCATTAGCATCTTCAGGTGCAAGAAGAGTCTGCTTAATTACAGTACCATCTTGGTTATTGTAAGTGATCTTCTTAGCAATGATATTGTTAGTAGAAGATAATTGACCTTGGAAAGTAACAGGACCAGCAAAGATTGATTCTAACTGGTTAGATGCACCACCAATAACGGTGAGTTTATCAGTAAGAACCAACTCAGAGAATGTTTCAATTGTTGTATTCTCTTCACCAACAACATTCAATTGAGCAACATCTTCATTCGTAATCTGACCCGTAACAGGGTTAATAATCTGGTTACCAATGAATAGGTCTCCATTAGAGTTTAGACCTGAGTAGAATGCAACACCTGCTTCCTCTTTAATAGACTGAGAGAACTTAATCTGGTCTTGTGATAACGTTTCTACTTGTGTCTGAGGGAATGCAGTTGAGTAGTTACCAGGACCGAAACCAAGATACTCAAAAGTATGGTTACCAGAACGCATAATAGAATGCCTTCTAAGTTCTACTGGGATAGGTGCTACAACACCTTCAGCATTCTGACGAATATTAATCTTTCTTGTTTCTTCATTACCAGCACGAGCAGTTACTCTGACATTAGAAAGTTCTTTAGGAACAGATTCATATGCAGGTTCTGTTCCAGGCAATTCCCAACCAGTATCAGTCAAAAGGAATTGAATCCCTTCTTTGGTAATAGACAGTTTAGGATCTTTATTAGGTGTAGGTGATGCACCATCAGTTGCACTTACGAGACCGATAGTTTCATTGTCAGCGACGGATATTGCAGCATCAGGGTCAGCAAGAGGGTTGTCTCTGTCAAATGTAGGATAGACTTCGTTGACGTTTTGACTGAACTTTCTGTCGTTAAAATTAGAAGTTGAAGGTGCAATAGATGCACAAAGCAGGGTAAGGTAGTAGATACCATCGGAAATACCTCGTTCAAATTCCTGAACAATTTCAATGTCGTAGATATAGAATGTTCTCTGTAACTTATAGGATGTAGTATCCGTATTCAGAGGTTGCACAACATAACCTGATAGGGGATCACGAGGCAAGGGATTGCTCTTGTCTTTATCAATTACATAACGAACACGATAAGTCCTATCCTGCAAGTCTCTGCTGTCAGGAATTCTCTTAATGAATGTTGTAGGTGTAAATGCAATATTTTGATAAGTGCCACCAGCACCACTATTATTAGCAATGGTTTGATAAATTGCATTATTTGTAGCACTTGTGGTCAAATACCAACCACCTACAGATCCAGCAACGCCACTAATAGTATATGTTGCACTATCAAATTGTAGCGGGGAACCTGCTACCCCTGCATCTAAACCTGAAACACTTGGACCATAAGGAGAAATTGCTGCTGATTGTACGGTAGGTTCGGTTGCACCTTGAGCAACTAATTGAACATTAATTTTATCAGCAACAGCATTTACACCTATACCATCTTGGCGAGCACCAATAGTATAACCTTGAACTCTTGTTGTAGGTGGAGACGTTTCGTTCTGATATCCAAAGAGATATAATCTTGTACCAGGAGTTCCACCCTGACCAGAAAGTGCTTGGTTAATTACTTTGGTTCTTTGAATGTCAACGTTAACCCAGTTAATAGAAGTTTCTTCACCAAAGATAACATTACCATTAACAGTTCCTGTATTAGAAGCAGTGAGTGTAACAACTCCAGTAGTAGTATTGACAGAACCTACAGTTGCACCAGAACCAATATTGTCACCACTTACGACCATTCCCTGAAGAACGCCATTTACACTACCGTCATTTGTAAGTGTAATGGTAGATGCACCATTAGTACCTGTAGCAGATGTTGAGATAACATTTAGTGCCTTAGGAGGGATGATATGTGTGATCTCGCCTGCTTTATCTTTAGAGAATGCTTTTGCTTTAAAACCAGCAGATCTTAAAGCGGTGTTTCCAAAGTTACTGTTGGAGTTAGTAATCGACATGTCAGCACCACTGAGTGCTGTAAAGTGTGTGCCATATCCAACAGCAAACACCGAAACTGCCTGGATGAATGAGTCATTACTACACTTAATATGCTCGTGTGCCCAACCCTTACGATACTCAGCAAAACCATCTAAGTGAGCACCATCACCAGCAACTGCTGCATCATAATTACCAGTAGAAGCATTATATCTTACAAACGCTCTATCATCTTTTTGGAGGGACAATCCTGTGAACTGAGCTACAACCATGGACTTAAATCCAGTTGCTTTGCTACCATCAGCGTGCATACCATTCATGCCCCAGACACTTCTCAGTGACAAGTTAAACGCATATGGTGATGCAGAGTCAACAGTATCAATCTCAGTCTTAACAGTGATGTTAGAACCTACAGCATTACCAGACGGTTCTTCTTGCATCTGATAGGTAAACACATTACCAGATGCAGAAGTTACAGTGAATGAACCATTATATCTACCAACATCCAATTCAGAGTTTGGTCCAGTAGATCCAGTAACACCACTAATATTAATATTAACACCTACAGAGAAACCGTGATCTCTTGGATTATCAAGTTCATCAACAGTAACCGCAGTTGCAGTTTGACCATTACGAGTAATTTGAAGAATTCTATATTCATCAGAAATAGGACCAACAATTCTATTTTCTTCAACTCTTGCCTGAATTTGGTCAGTTGCAGGATCTCCAGATGTATCAGGAATAGTAGCAAATGCCTTGGAGATTTTTTGATAGTAAATCTCTAAATCTGTTCTTTCTAAGATATTAGGAACAGCAGAATAATCTCCAGAGGGTACATTTCCGTCAGTAATTAACTGAGATAGACTGTTAAGACCATCAGCAAACTCAAAACAAGTTAGTCTATGATGAGAGAACTTAGGAGCAAGAGTATTTGTACTATCAGGTCTATAATATACACCCTCTTCAGCACCATCAAAGAATGAAAACTGCCAGAAGTACGTACCACCAGTTACTTTGAAAATAGAAGTACGAGGAGGTTCTTGACCTTCTAAAATTTCTGTTCCGTAACTTGTAGGATAAGGAACATATTTGGGAATAATTTTTGTACGACGAAGATCAGTACCAACGAGGGAGCAACCTCTAGGAACAATGATACCACCTTCAACCGAGTTAAACTTATGTAATACGTTGTTTGGTGAGGTAAGATCTAAGTTTGAGTTAGAATCAATAGGAGCAACGTTAGTATAAAGAACCTCTCCAGGTCTATTATCAACAATATATTCTGCTGGATACAGCATGATCGAGAAGGCGTCAAATTCATCGTTTGACAAACCTACTCGATACGAAAATCTAGCAACTTCTAAAAATGCTCGTTGCAGAGACTTAAATGGACGCAATGCCGAGTTACCCCTGTTATCAATAGCATCAGATGCATCAAAATCGTCAGGGTTAACGTAAATAATACGTCCCGTGCGGGACGTAATAATATTCTTAAGTCTAGTTAGAGACATTTTTACGCTGCTTTTTGATTATTTATCAGACGCCAAAACGTCTAGTTGTGAGGGCGGTTGAGATATCCTCAAATCCAATGAGACTGAAGGTATTATCACCAGTAGCACTATTGACAATAACTCTTTCCCCAGGACCAATAACGAGAGATGTAGTTCTATCTACAGCATTTGCTGCATTAGTTTTACCTTCAATGATATATTCACCTGCCTGCAATGCAGTTGTAGCAACATCAACAGAACTTACAGTAACAGTAGATCTATCTGCAGCACTATTTAAAGGAGCATCAAGGAAAGTGTCAGTACCAGCAAAGTCTGCCGAGTATAAACCTTTAATTACTTGAAGGGTAGTGCCGCTGTAACTACGAACATAACCGTAAGGACCAGCATCTTGTGCAGTTACGGTGAAGGTTGTGCCACCAACTAGGAAAGCATCCGTAGCATTTACCCAAGTTCCTTCTACATCATAAACAAAGAACTGAGTAAAGGTAGGTGTAGCAGTGTTTGTCAGATAACCAGACTCACTACCATAAGTATTGTTAGTAGCAGTTGTTAAATCTCCATTATACCAATAGAAAAGACTGTTACCAGATGTATCTAAAGTGAAATCAAATTGAACATATGCACTAGAAGAACCTGCTGTGCCAGAGGTAGTTTTACCTGCGGTATTTTCTGTACCACCATCACCAGTATCACTTGGATCAGAAGGTGATAAACCATCAGGACCCCACTCACCATTAGTAGTTGTTGAAAGTTGGAAAAGATGTCCTGTCATAGAGGAATCAGAAACATCAAATCTATATGGACGATCGTTAAAAAGTGACAGATTATTACCTGCAGCAGTCAGATATAAATCATAAATGCCACTAACTGTAGTAGAAAAAACAAACTTGTTTGCTGCAGCAAATAAACCACCAGTAGAAATAGTACCACCAGATCCGCCAGCAGTGCTAATTGTGTCACCTTCTGCAAATTCAGCACCACTAGTAAAGGTGGAGGGACCGATATAAATCGTATTACCATTTATACCGTAAATAACTGCGGTTGTATCTGCAGGTGCAGTACCTTTAGTAATTGTATCACCAATACTGAAAGCGTCACCAGTTACACTTTCAAGTGCTACCTGACGAATTGAAATACTTTTAACAAAATACTCAACAAATTCTGGTCTAATAGAAGATTCAAACTTAAATTTTTTCTCAGCATCAACGCTGGTAAGTTGCAATCCAGAACTAAATCCTGCACTAATAGGTTCAAATGGAGTATCAACAGTAACAGTATATCCTGTAACTAGATCACCTTCATGTAAAAGATACGTGCTGGCATCAACCGTCAGCTCTTGATCATACCTCTTGACACCGACACTATAAGCAGATCCTGTGCCATCATTAGCAACATTCAATACTGTGCTTGCAGATCTGTTAGCGGGTGCAGAATACAACAAAGTGTTAGTTGCACCTGCTGGTTTAGATTGTCCTAAAAATCCTTGATTAGACATTTGTTATTAAAATCCTGCGTAGAAGAATTGTTGGAGTCTGGTTCTGCCAGATAAGTTTGCGGCACTGATACCAGCACCAAAAGTTACATCATCAAAAGTAATGTTCTCTGTAGAGAGAAGCGTCGCATCAGCATCAGGGAACCTGATTGTTCTATTAGCAGTAATATTATCTATTGCTAAAGTAATCTTAGATGAAACATCCAAGTTAGTAGAACCTAATTGAGGTGTAACTAATGTTTTATTTCTAAGATCTTGTTCTGCTCGCTCAGTAACAAATACATTATTGAGCCCACCATTATTTAGAGTGTTTGTTTCAGGGAACTCAAATGTTTGACTTGATGCAGTATTTTGATTATCAACATTAAAGATAATCTTTTTAGTAGCATCATTAGGGGATTGAATAATTGGAGATTCAAAAGTTTTATTCAAAAGAACCTGAGTTGCTTCAGTACCAACTAATGTAAGACTTTGATCAGGAACTGTAATAGTTCTGTTGGAAGTAATATTAGATGTATTAAATTGAACAAATGCGGTATCAACTTCTGCATTAGGAGCAAGTTTGATATCAACAAATGTTTTAGAAAGAACAGTTTGTACTGTCTTTGTATCAAGTAATGTTGAAGAAGTTGCTGTTGGTTCGGCAGTAGTAATTACTGCACCAGCATCAGGTAAAAAGTAAGATCTACGTGCATTAGCAGTAGTTGCCCAGTTAATTTGGAAAATTGCTTCCTCTTGCCCATCAACAATAACAAAGTTATCTTCATCAATTAAGATGGTCTTGTTCGTTAATGTTTGTTGTGTATCTCCACCAACGAGAGTAGTTCCACTACCAGCAGTGATAGCAGGAAGTGTGAAAATTCTAGTGGCAGTTCCAGTACCAATATTACCAACTTCAAATCGTGCTTTGGGTCCTTGAGCATCTTCAAGAATGAAGTTGCTATCTCCCATCAAAAATTGTCCTGTAACTTGTACAGATCCAGTTCCTTTTGGAGAAAGAACAATATTTGTATTGGTTGCGGTATCATCAATAGCATTCAAATATAATGAAGTATTATTACCACCATCGTCGGTTCTGGACATATAGAGTGCCCCAGCACCAAATGCAATACCAATTTGGTCATATGCATTCTGATAGAGACCAGTATTTCGATCCAGGTCAAAAGCTAATCCAGGATCTGTTTTTGTACCCTGTCCAATCGTTTTAAATAATTGATTGATTTTTGCTTTCCTGTTAGGAATCAAGGGATCTGATACGACAACAGGAAGAATTGCTTCTCCTGATAGATTCGCATCTGAAATTGTTTCCAACTGAGAAATCTTTCTGGTTCCCACGTATAATCACACGATTTGCTACAAGGTTATTTATACGGAAATAATTCGTTGTATCTTAAAAATCTGCGTTTATTAGGTTCTATACCAAAAGATGCACACACATCAGTGTATGACTGCCATTCAGTTTCCAAGTGAGAAGGAATTGAGAGATTCAATCCCTCTATATCCGTACATGAGTTGTTTGAGTTCGACTGCTTTGTCATATTGTGTTTTATGATAATTGATTACATCATCGACGCAAGATAACATCTCTTCATACGTTTGTCGTGCATCAACCTTATCATCGTTGAGATAATCGTCGATCGCATCTTGCATACGATCTTTACGCTGTTTTCTATACTCTTTGCCCCAATCAACCTGCAGATCAGAATGACTTTCAATTGCCATTTAGTTTTTCCTCTTTTAAAGTTTTAAAGTACAGTTTGTAATAAGGTTTTTTCATTTCATTGAGCGTGTTCATATCTTCTTCAAATCCCATAAATTTGAGGAGTTGATATGATCCTTCTAACTCACTAATCAATCTTAGTATGTTAGCAGGGTGACGTTCAAGACCATTGAATTGATACTTACTTAGATCCTGTGTCATAGTTTAATTGATCGTCTTGCTCTTTCATCTTACGTTGACGAATACCCGCATGAAGTGCTGCGAGTGCTGCTTTAGTTTCGGGAGTTTCTTCATACTCCCACTGTGTATTCTTCTTGGAGTTAAATGTTTTTTTAGTCATTTGCCAGTGTACAGATAGAGTTTGTAATTACAATTGTATCTATTTACATACTTTTCAGCGTGTTCTTCACAGGTAAACCAACATTTTTTACCTTCACTCATATCTTGCATGAAGTATGGGAAAGTTTCAACCCATGGGAATAAATCTTTCTTACGAGAGTTCATCACCTTTAATTTTATTTGCTTCTGGACCGTGCCAGAAGTCTTCCCAGTCTTCCTCTGTCGCTTCTTTGGAGTCTCCATCTTCTCCAGATTTTTCTCCAGATTTGTCTGAGTCTTTACTAAGTTCTTCTTCTGCTGCCCAACGGAGGAAGTTTGTGAAGTCCTCTTTGGTCCAGTCGTTGAAGATACTTTCTGCTTCGTCGTTTTCATCCCATTCGATGACGAACGAACCGTCTTCGTTGTCTTTGACATTGATCATCTTAAAAAGAGAACTGAGTGTACTATACCATGATTTATGAAAGAGGTCAACCTTCCAATATGGTGCGTACAAAGGATACTGGTAATTCATAATATATTTGTTACTAACTCCCCCTCCTGGGATCGAACCAGGGACAAATTGATTAACAGTCAACCGCTCTACCGCTGAGCTAAGGAGGATTGAGAGCCTCTGACAAGATTTGAACTTGCGACCTGAGCTTTACAAAA